ATGCTGTTTGCCGACAAGGCAGTCTCCGAAAAGAAGGCTCTAATCCTTCCTGTTGAACAGAAGGCGTATTCCCTTACCAATCCTGCTCTTGAAGAGATTTTTGGGATCATCCCTACTTCCTCCGGTGCTTCCATTACTGGCAACACCGCGCTTCGAAGCGCCGCAGTCCTTCAGGCTGTGCGGCTTATCTCGGAAACCATTGGTTCGATCCCCTGCAAGCTCTACCGTGAGGTGAACGCTAGTAAGGAAGCGGCTAAGGATCACGCCGGCCACAAGATCAGCCATCGTGAAGCTAACCCTTGGACCAGCGCCGGGCAGCTTCGCATTGACCTCACCCGTGACGCCTTGCTTCATGGTGGCGGCTATGCCGAAGTTGTTCGCGTCGATGATGGCAGACCGTTTTGGCTTCGGCGGATTGATCCGTCAAAGGTGCAGCGCCGGATCGATGACGAATCTGGCGAACCAATCTATGTTGTAGCGACTGATAGTGGTCCCGTGTCGCGGTCTTACCGCGACATCCTCTATGTTCCCGCCTTTGATGGCGTCTCTCCGATCAAGCATGGCCGCGAAGCCATCGGAATCAGTCTGACGCTGGAAAAGCACGCTGCGAACCTCTTCAGTGACGGCGCGCGTCCTTCGGCGATGTTCTGGACCGAGAACACAGTCCCCGACACCGACGCTGGCACGAAGACCATCGCCAACATCCTTTCCGACTACCGGAAGGCGTTTAGCGGCGGGAAGCAGACCCGCCCGCTGATCGTGCCGAATGGCTACCGCTACCAGCAGATGGCGCTTGCCAGCACCGACGCGCAGTTCATCGAAAACCGCCTTGAGCAGATCAATGAAGTAGCCCGCATCTTCGGCGTTCCGCCGCACCTTCTCTTCCAGCTTGAAGACGGGACTTATGCCAACAACGAGCAGATGCAAGCTGGCTTTTTGCAGCTTTGCATCCGCCCGTGGCTCGACAAGTGGCAGGACGCCTACGAAAGGGCGCTGCTCACCGACGATGAGCGCGACGATCACTATTTCGAATTTGTCATCGACGACCTTCAGCGCGCCGACGCCGAAGCCCGCGCCGAAGTCTTCGGCAAGCTTGTTGCCATGCGTGCCATGACCCCGAACGAAGTTCGCGCTGCGATGAACAAACCGGCGCTGTCGGGCGGCGACGAACTCGCCAATCCCTACACAACCACGACCGGCCCGGCAGATCGCCAGCCGCCGAAGGAATAAGAATGTCGAAACCTATCATCCTCGACGCGGGAAACATGCGTCTTCTCGATTCGGTCTCCAAGATCGTGAAGGTCGCGCACGGGATCGCCGCCGCGCCTGAAGTTGATACCAAGACGCGCACCGCAGCCGCCAAGGTTGTCGCTGGATACCTGGACCTTGTTGCTAACGCCCTTGAACAGGCGGAAGCATGATGCAGCATACCGCCTTTTTCGGTGACGGCGACAAGACCTTCGCCCTCACAGACGAGATGATTCACGAGCTTGAGCGCTCGACCGGCGTCGGCGTCATGGCGCTTCACACCCGCTTCCGGGCAATGGCCGCTCACTTCAGCGACTTCATCGAAGTCATCCGCACCGGCCTTATCGGTGGCGGCACTTCGCCGGAAGAAGCTCACAAGCTTGTCGGCACTTACAGCCGGGCAATGCTTATCACCGACCTGTATCTGCTCGCCTTTGACGTTCTCGATGCTCGTTATACCGGGAGACACGACGTTGCCGAAGCCGATGCGATCAATGATGCGCTGATGCAGGTGCCGGAATGACCGATACCGGCACCCTCGAAATCAAGGCCGAAGTTTCCATCGACGATACCGGCACCGTTACCGGCATCGCATGGCCGTTCGGCAAGCCCGACAGCTACGGCGACCTCATCGAACCTACGGCGTTCAAGTTCGCACCGGAAGTCCCGATGATCGTTGAACACGAGCAGCGGCAGGTCGTCGGAATCTGGAATGCCCACGAAGTCACCGAAAGGGGACTTGAGGTGAAGGGCCGTTTGTTTGTCGAAGGCATCGGCCCCGCCCGTGAGGCTCGCCGTCGTCTTGTCGCCGGGAGCATGTCCGGCCTGTCCATCGGCTACCAGCTTCACGAACACAAGGCCCGCCCCGAAGGCGGGCGTGTCCTGACCGATCTCACCATCACCGAAATTTCGCTTTGCCGTCGTCCGGTCCACCCGGACGCGCGCACCACTGAAGTTAAGTCCATCATCGAAGGAAACAGCATGGAAAACGAACAGAAGAATGAGCCGGAAGTGAAGGCCGATCCGGCTGCCACGCCGGAAGAAGTCAAAGCGCTTAAGGCGCGAATCGACAAGCTTGAAGCCAAGGCAAATCGCCCGCTTGCAGCCAACAACAACCATCCGGCAGCGGAAAACGACAACAGCGAGAAGAAGGCTTTTGCTGACTATCTTCGCGGTGGGGAAGTCGAACGCAAGGCTCTCACGGTCGCCAGTGATGCACCTGGCTACGTCCTCGCACCTGAAGAAGTCAGCGGTGAGTTCATTCGCAACCTTGTCGAATTCTCGCCGGTTCGCGGTATTGCCGACGTCCGTTCGACCGGCTCGCATACCATCATCCTGCCTAAGCGCCTGACCGTCACCAATGCCAAGTAGAAGGGTGAAGCCGTCGCTTCCGAAGCATCGGAGCCGACGTTCGACCAGATGGAATTTTCCGTCAAGGAAATGACCACGCATGTTGATGTTGGCAACTGGCTTATTGAAGACGCGAGCCACGATGTCGAGCAGGAGGTTCGTCTTGCACTCGCCGAAGATTTTGGCGCGAAGGAAGGTCTTGCTTTCGTCAACGGTAGCGCCGGAGTTGAGCCAAAAGGCTTCATGCAGGAAGCTGGCATCAACAGCTTTCTCAACGGCCATGCCGCGAACCTGTCGGCTGACGCCCTGATTAAGCTCATGTATTCGCTGCCCGGCGTTTATCGCAATCGTGGAACGTGGGCCATGAACGGCACCACGCTTGCTGTTATCCGCACCCTGAAGGATGGCAACGGCAATTATCTTTGGCAGCCGTCCTATCAGGCAGGTCAGCCAGAAACGATTCTTGGTCGTCCGGTTGTTGAGCTTCTGGACATGCCGGATGTTGCCGCTAACGCTTTCCCGATCATCTTCGGTGACTTCAAGGCCGGCTATCGCATCTATGACCGTATCGAGCTTCAGGTTCGCCCGAACCCGTATCTTCTGGCAACCGAAGGCATGATCCGCTTCCACGCTCGCCGTCGTGTTGGTGCCGGTGTCGTTCGCCCCGATGTTTTCCGCAAGCTGAAGATGGCGACTGCCTAAACCATGACATACCAGCGGCCCGCCTATGAAGAAGTGAGGATTGCGCACGGTGGCAGCACCGTGACGCTTCGCCCCACCTTGCGGGCCGCCGTTACCCTTGAAGCTCGCTTCGGCTTCCCGACCTTGTTCCGGGCGCTGGACGAAGGCAGCTTCACCATCATTTCCGAAATCATCCGTGTCAGTAAATTCGAGAGCAGCACGGATGCGGCGGCCTTCCTGTCTTCACAATGTGGAAGGCCGCTTTCCCCTTTTTTCCAAGCCGTCCGCGCGCCGTTGACGGAGTTTGTTTCCATGCTCACCCCGGCACCCGATCCAATGGCAAGGAAGACGCTCGGCAGCGGCAAGCCAATGCCTTGGAGCGACTACTATGCCGCGCTCTATGGCCAAGCAACCGGCTGGCTTGGCTGGACGCCTGAACAGACTTGGAACGCCACGCCGACCGAGATCGACCGGGCATATGCCGCCCATATTGAAATGTTGAAATCCATCCACGGCAGCGAAACCGACAAGAAACAGGCCGACCCGGAACAGGCAGAGCGCAATATTGCCGCTGGCCTCGACCCCGAATTTGACCGTGCTGGCCTTCAGGCCCTCAAGAGCATGGGAAGGCCAGCATGAGCCTTCCGCCCCGCATCTGCTCTTGTGGCAACGTCGTGTCGCACGGCGAGCTTTGCCAATGCCAGCGTAAGGCGAAGAAAGAGCGCAACGCCCGCCATGACAGCCGCCGCCCTTCAGCCCGTGCCCGTGGCTATAATCACGAGTGGCGCAAAGCCCGTGCCGAATACCTCCTGTCAAACCCATCGTGCCGGATGTGCGGCAACCCGGCTTCCGTCGTGGATCACGTCATTCCGCACCGTGGCGACAAGCGTCTCTTCTGGCACCGGGCGAACTGGCAACCGCTTTGCCAGCCCTGCCATGACAGCGTGAAGCAGCGGCAGGAGCGCAGTCTATGACGCCCGCCGAACGCGCCCGACAGATCGACAGCGAAGAGTTCGAAGCCGAATGCACGGCGATCCGGCAGCGGGCGCTGGCCTACGCCACAAACTGCCGGAAGATCGAAGCAGTCAAGCTGAAGGCTTGGTTGAATGAAGAAAAGAAGCCCAGAGCGCGAACCGTCCGCTGCGGCCTCATGCGGCATCACCAGAGCGCTATCGAAGCCGCCAGTCGTGCCAACGTTGCTAAAGCAAAGCGCCTTCATGCTTTTGGGCAGTCGCTTTCCTTGCGCGGATGGGCCGAAGAGACCGGCCTTTCCGAGGGCACGATCCGCAGCCGCCTCAAATACGGTTGGACGTTGGAAGAAGCCCTTTCACGAGATGTGCAGGTGCATTGCAGGAGCACCCCGGGGGTGTCTTCCGACTTTGCGCCTTTAGAGGGGACCGGCGCGGGGAGCACCGCGCAAGAGACACCGAATTTAACTTTTTCACAGGAAGCAGCCGAATGACAGGCATCACGCCAGAACTGGCGAAGCAGCACATGCGCATCGATCACGGCGAGGAAGATGCCTTGATTATGCTCTACATCGAAGCCGCCGAACACTACGTCGCGAACTACATCGGCAAGGCGCTTGCCGACTTCGATCCGTTCCCGGCTGACCTGAAGTTGGCGATCCTTCGCCTTGTCGCCTTCTATTACGAGGTTCGCAACGTCGCCACGTTCGGCATGTCTAGCCAGATCGCGCCGCAAGCCGTGGCCATCACCCTGAATAACTACCGTGAAAAGTGGTTCGGCGATGGCGAATAAGAGCAACAACGGCCTCGCCGAAACCCTTGCAGCCTTCGACAGGATTGCGCGCGCGCCGCGCGAAGCCGTCATTCCGGCATTGCAGAAGTCCGGCGACGAGATTGCCAGCGCACAGAAAGCGCTTGCCGAAACGTCCCGCGACACTGGCGCGCTCATCGACAGCATCGCCGTCACCATGCCCGGCCACTCGACACCGGCCTATTCGCAGCCCGGCGGTTCCCGCGTTGCTGGCGAGACCGAAGTCATCGTGACCGCTGGTAACAGCGACGTTCGTTACGCGCACCTTGTCGAATACGGCACTTCGGAAGCCGAAGCTCAGCCGTTCTTTTGGCCCGGCTTTCGGCTTCTTCGCAAGCGCGCTCAGAACCGTATCAATCGCGCCGCGAAGAAGGCCGTCAAAGAGGCTTGGAATAATCAATGATCGAACCGACGCTTGCACTTCAGACCGCTATTCGTGCCCGCCTTCTCGACAAACCGGAAGTGATGGCGCTGCTTTATCATGACCCGGCGCGCATCCGTTCCGGTAGCACCCGGCCCGATAAGGCCCCGTGCGTCATCATGGGCGACGGCCAAACCGTGCTTCACGGTAACGACTATAGCAGCCAAAGTGCCGCATGGGTCTATATTGACCTGCATGTTTGGACGCTCGACGGCGGGCAAGAGGCAGCCCAGCAGATCAGCGGCACGGTCGCCGCCGCCTTGTCAAAATACAGCCTGAAGATCGATGGCGGCTACTGCGACCACTTCACGGTGAAGAGCGTCCGGCACCATCGCGACCCGAACGATTACGGCCACTCCACCGTGAGCGTGGAAGCCCTCATTCGGTGGATTGTCTGATGCTCAACATCGGGAGCATGGATCGCCGCATCACCATCGAACGACAGGTGGAAACAGTGTCACCGTCCGGTGCGCCTCGCGAAACGTGGGAGCCGCTGGCGACCGTTTGGGCCGAAGTCCTTCAGCAGTCGGCGAACGAGTTCTTCACCGGCTACGGTGAAGCGGAAACAGGCACCGTCATTTTTCGCATCCGGTATCGCCCAGGCATCACCACAGCAGACCGCGTGACCTATGACGGCGTGTCCTACGGCCTCAAGGAAATCAAAGAGATCGGCAGGCGTGACGCTTTGGAGCTTCGCGGCGAGGTGATCCGGTGACACACCTTCGCGGCGTGAAGCCGCCCGTTTCCCGTGACAGCAATGCTTTGACGAAGGCACCGGCACCGCCGAAGCAGCTCTCGCCATATGCCCGTGCCGAATGGAAGCGGATCATGCCGGGCCTAATCGAACGCGGCATTATCACCCGTGGCGATCTCGGCGGAGTAGAAGACTATTGCCGCGCCCGTGGCCTTGTCCGCGAGATCGAAGACAAGCTTCGCGCTTCTGGTGAAATCGACCTGAAGTATTGCCGGACACAGGACAAGGCTATGCAGACGGCCCGGCAGCTTGCTGCCGAATACGGTCTTTCTCCCGTGTCCCGCGCCCGTGTCGGCGGCCACGCTTCGAATGACGACGAAGACGACAACCCGCTTGCCATTGGCCGGAACCGGGCATGAGCAAGAGCGCCTTCCCGACTTGGATCAATGACGGCTCACCCATTGCCGATCCGCTCGGCTACGGACAGGACGCGGTTGATTTCATCCGGGCGCTGAAGCATCCCGCCAGCACCACGGCGAAGGGGCGCTTTCAGCTTTACGATTTTCAGGAGCGCATGACGCGCCGCATCTATGGACCCCGCAACCCGGACGGCAGCCGCATTGTTCGCACGGTGTTCCTTATGCTTCCGCGCGGCAACCGGAAGACCAGCATCGCCGCCGCATGGGCACTTCTCCATACGATCGGCCCGGAAGCACGCCCGGCAGGACAGGCGATTTTTGCCGCGTCGGATCGTGAGCAGGCCGGTATCGGCTTTAAGGAAGCCGCGAACATCGTGCGGGAAGATCGCCGGATCGTGGCCGCGACCCGTATTTATAACGCCCATAACTCGGCGAAGAAGATTTTCTGCCGCGCCAACAAGGCAGAGCTTCTAGCCGTTTCGAGCGACGGTGCAGCCCAGCACGGCAAGACGCCTAGTTTTGTTCTTGTCGATGAAATTCACGCTTGGAAGGGCCGCGACCTTTGGGAAGCGCTCAAGTCCGGCATGGCAAAGGTTCCTGACACGCTGATGATCATCGCCACCACGGCAGGACGTGGACAGGAGAACATCGGCTACGAGCTTTACGACTACGCCCGGAAGGTCGCGACGGGCGAAATCGATGACTCGTCGTTCCTGCCAATCATCTTTGAAGCCGAACCCGGCGACGATTGGCGTGATGAAGCCGTCTGGCACAAGGTCAATCCCGGCCTTGCGCACGGCTTTCCCGATCTAGGCGGCTTGCGCACGATGGCGCGTGAAGCTGAACACCGTCCTGCCGAACGCTATGCGTTCCAGCAGTTCCACTTGAATATGTGGCAGGCCGCTTCCCGTGACCCGCTCTTCGATATGTCAGTGTATGACGCCGGGCATGATGCGAACTTCGATCTTGCCGACCTTGAGGATAAGCCGTGTTGGCTTGGCGTGGACTTGTCACGCTCCGGTGACTTGACCGCTATCGTGGCCGCTTTCCGGCATGCCGATGGCCGGATTTCCGTGCATCCGTGGTTCTTCCTGCCTTCCGAAGGCTTGGAAGACAAGGCCAAGGTTGAACAGGTTCCCTATCCCCGGTGGCGCGACGACGGCCTTTTGACCATCATTGACGGCCAGGTGATCGAACCCGACGCCATTGCCGACAAGATTATCGACATTTGCGGCACCTTTGACGTTCGCGAAGTTGTCTTCGATCCGTCGCTTGCCGGGCCGATCATGCGCAAGCTCTTGGATCACGGCATCAACGTTCTTCAGCTTCCGCAGACCGCGAAGCACATGCACGGCCCGATTTGCGACCTTGAGCGCATCGTCAACGGCAAGCGCATCCGGCACGGCGCGCACCCGATCCTTCGCAACCACTTCGAAAGCGTCGTGGTGAAGCGCGCGACCAGCGCCAGCGAATTGACCACGATGCACAAGGGCACCCGCCACAGCAACCATATTGACGGCGCTATCGCGTCCGCGCTCGCGGTGTTCCGGGCAGCAGCGAACGACAACCAGCCCGCCCTTCACGAACTTGACCCCGAAGAATACGCCACTCGCATGGATGCCATGTGGGAAGAAGCAGCATGAGGATTCATTAGTATGAATGCAGACGAACAACGCCTTGTCGTGAGCCTTGAAGCTCGCATGACGAAGTATGAGCGAGACATGGCGCGCGCTCGAAACTCGACAAACGATAACTTCAAACGCATGGAAGGCCGTGCCAAACAGTCAGCCGACAACATGGAACGATCGATGGGCAAGGCTTCGGCTTCCATCGCTTCCAAGCTGGAAGGTATGTTCAAGCCGTTGATGGCAGGCGGCGCTGTTGTCGCAGGCGTCGGCGGCGCGGCACTAGCCTTCAGGGAGATCGCCAACAGCGTTGCCGAAGTGGACCGCGAAGCCCGTAAGGCTGGCGTGTCGGCGAAGGTTTGGCAGCAGTGGACACAGGTCGCAACCGCCACCGGCATGAGCATCGACGGCATGACCGACGCGCTCAAGGACTTCCAAATCAACGCCGACGAGTTCGCGACTACGGGAAAGGGAACTGCGGAAGAAGCTTTCAAGCGTCTCGGCTATAGCGCTGTTGATGTTGCGCAGAAGCTGAAAGACCCCAGCCGGTTTATGGACGAGATCATCGCCAAGCTTCAGAAGATGGATGCGGCGGCGCAGACCCGTATCCTCGACGAGGTTTTCGGCGGCACCGGTGCGGAACAGCTTGCGAAGGTTCTTGGCTTGTCCGTCGCCGAAATCCAAAAACTTCGAAACGAAGCCGCCACCTTCACCGAAGAGCAGATCGAAGCCGCGAAACGCATCGACCGTGAGTTCTCGACCATGTGGCGGAACTTCACAGTTTACGCCAAGCAGGCAGCTATCGACGGCGTGAACGTGGCTTTGAAGATCATCGGCTTCATCAACGACCCTTCAGGTGGTGCGCGTGATCGCGCCATCGCATCTGCCAACAGCCCGGAACGGCAGCTTGCCAGCCTTCAGGAACAGCGCGCGAAAATCCTGAAGCAGATTGCCGAAACCGAAAGCAACCCGTTTAACGGCGTGGTTCGCGGCAATGAGCTTCGCCAGCTACGGGCGGCATTGTCTTCCGTCGATGACCAGATCCACGAGGTCACAGGCGGGAGCGACGAGTTCAAGCGGGCGCTCACGGGATTATCCGCAGCGAGCAACAGCCTGTCCGGCAGCTTCACCGGTAACGTCACGGCAGCGGCCAACTTTAAGACGGCGCTCACCGAGTTGAAGAACCTCGTGCCGGACCTGAAGGCGGAGCTGGACGCTCTTGCCACCACGGACGGTATCGACGCCGCTTACAGTAAGGCCATGCAGAACGCACGGTCGATGGGCGAGGTGATGAACGCCACGAACATCGCCAACCGCGCTAAGAGCATCGCCCGCTATGGCAAGCACGACAACATGCTTGACCTCATCGCCAGCGTGGAGAGCGGCGGCGACTATAACGCCACCCTCGACAATGGCAGGTGGACAGGCGGCGCACAGAACCTCACCGGCATGACCCTTAACCAGGTTCGCGATCTTCAGCGCACGATGCTGGCGAACCCGGGGAATCGTGCGCTCTATGGCGACGGCAAGGGTTCTTCGGCGCTTGGTCGCTACCAGATCACCGGCGCGACCCTTGAAGGGCTGATGAAGGAACTGGGCTTGTCCGGCGACCGCCTCTATGATGAGGCCACCCAGGACGAACTTGCCCGTGCACTTCTTCGCCGTCGTGGTGGTGATCCGGCATCGCTTCGGCAGGAGTGGACCGGCCTTAAGCGCGTAGACGATAGCAGCATTCGCAACGCCTACGCCGGAACACCTACAGCAGCCCAGCCACTTGCCCCCACCGACAGCGAACGCCAGCGCACCGAATTGGTCAAGCAACAGGATGCGGCCCGGAAGAGCTTGAACCAGACGGTTGAGGAAGGTCTGGCACTTGCCCGGTTCGAACAATCCATTTCCAGCATGTCGGCAGCCCAACAGCGTATTGAGCTTGCCGTTTATCAGGCAGAGCAAGAGGCGAAGCGGGCAGGGGTTACGTTGTCGGCGCAGGAGCTTCAGGCTATTCGCGATAAGATCACCCTGACGCAACAGCTTGAGGCCACCAGTCAACAGGCGGTTGCGTCGTCGGAAGGGCTGAAGAACGCTCAGCAGTATTTTGCTGAAGGCTTCACGTCTTCCTTGTCCGGCCTGTTGACCGGCACCCAAACTTTGAACGGCGCGTTGCAGAACCTGCTTAGCAGCCTTGTGGACGCGACCCTTCAGGCGGCACTACTCGGCAAGGGACCGCTGTCCGGTTTGTTGGGTGGCACCGGCACGGGCATCCTTGGCGCTATCTTCGGTTTTGCCGACGGCGGTTATACTGGCGACGGTGGGAAGTATGAACCGGCTGGCGTCGTTCATAAGGGCGAATATGTGCTTTCGAAGAAGGCAACCAGCCGGATCGGCGTCGGAAACCTTGAGGCGCTTCATCGTGGCGCTCTCAGCGGGTTCGCCAGTGGCGGCTATGTCGGTGATGCACCTGCGATCCGAAAGCCGGATTTGAATGCAGCGAACGGAAATGCACCCACGCAGCAAATCAGCATTAGCGCCCCCGTGACCGTCAACGGAAGTGCCGGAACGCCGGAGCAGAATGCTGATCTCGCGAAGCAGGTAGCGCGCCAGATGGATGCTACCATGCGCGGCGTCGTGGCGGACGAACTCCGCAGGCAGTCCCGCCCCGGTAATTGGGGGAACTCCAGGAGCCGCTAGAAGACTCACAGCGATTCACCAGCGCGATTTCCAGTCGAGAACGATAAGAAGTCGCCTCTAGGACCGTAAGGCTCTCAGTGGTCATCTATGAGTGTTTTACAGATGCAAACCCCGTTTCAGGACCGGGAGAGTTAAATGCGGACACGGATCGGCGTCCATACTATTTAAAGAGCTTTGTTACTTAACTAAAATAATAACTAATTAACTAGTATGGATCGAGCTAAATGTCCGCATTTAACTCTCCCGGTCCTGAAAAGGCTTCCCCGGAACCCCTTCGAATTTCTGTCGTCCAACCTTCACTTTTTCAGGGTGCGCGATTTCCATATCGCTATATCGCCGGGTGTCAGCGTGTCACGACACGCTCAGGCCGGGCGGTTCTTTTGGTCCTGTCTTCCGCCCGGCCTTCTTTTGAAAGGGCCAAACTAAGATAGGAACCCAATGGCTCGACCTCGCAAATACGCGAGCGATGCAGATCGGCAAGCTGCCCGCCGCCAAAGTGATGCCGCCCGGAAGCGGAAGAAGCGCGCCCCGGAACGCGCCGCTAGGAACGCCCTCAAAAATGACCCCACGAAACGCAAGGATGCAGCAGTGAACGCCAAAGCCCACCCCTTTGCCCCGGTTAACCACAAGACCATGACAGTCATTCGTGAGATCATGGCGGAAGCGGAGAAGGCAGGGGATGAGGCCGGTAGCTATTCACCGCATGGCCGCTACCTCACAGCAATGTTGCTCGAATGGGAAGATGCCAACAGCGCTCGCCTGCCTGTCCTTCAGGAAACCACTATCGTTTGCGGCAAGACGGAAAACGGCGTTCCGATCACTTACCAGTCGGGCGAGGGCTTCGAGTGGAACAAGCTTTGTCGATCCTTGCGCGCGAACGCTTTCATGATGGAACGCCAAGGGCGGAACGCGCTGAAGGCCGACCGCCACGCTCGCCTTGAACGGATCGAAGCTGACGAGGTGGGGTTGGAGGTTGCAGACCTTCGCACCCGTAAGGACGCCATAGCCAAACGGAAATGGGAAGACAAGACACAGGCGGAGTTCCAGCGCGCCAAGTCCGCAGAGGCACTTGCGAAACGGCAAGCCCGTAGTGATCGCGATAGCACCGAACGCATGGAGCAGCGAGACACATTCGGACGGTTCTGATCGCAGGATTGGGCCGGATAAGTAAGTGCTTACTTAGATAAGTCATTGTTATCATTCATCTATTACATCTTGCCTCTCGACGGTGGATTCAAATCAGCTTAGTCAGAGGGTGCAACACCTGACTCGCTAAAGGACATCCGAATGCCTCTTCGTAACACCACGTTCATTCCCGCAGCCATGTATAACAACCTGACCAACGGTCTCGCCGCCGACATTGCTTCGCTCACCCCGGAAGTCGACGGCAGCACCGCCCATAAGGTCGCCGAAGTCCTCTCCCGGTATGGCCTGTATCCCGACGACATGGCGAAGCAGATCATTGACGAGATGGCCGATACGGCAGCCGAACAGCTTCAAAGTTGCATTCCTTCCATCGTCCGGCCCGCCGCCTGAAGGTCAAATTCGAGGTTGACATTTCTTTGGTGTCGGTTACACAAACACCGACACCAAATAGAAAGTTACCAGTCATGGCGCTTACGAATGCTGAGAAGGTCCGGGCGTATCGGGAACGCGAGAAGGCTAAGCGGGAGGAAGAACGTAAGCAGGCAGAAGCCTCTCACTGGTATGTGAAAGGCGATTTCCAAACCTTTTTAGACAACCATCCTGATTGGGATGAATTTGAATTGCCACTTGATCTAATGGGTCTGGCTGCTCCGACTTTCAAAGATGGCGAACCAGTAACAGCCACCGGTCTCTTGATGGACGCGGAAGACCCCACCCAAGCAGCCTTTTTCAAATCTATGGGTAGAGCCGACGTGTTTGTTGGCCTTTTCATTGAATCCGCTGTGTCACTCGCGCGGCGCGTCAACGAGTTCAAATTGAAAGAGATCGCGGAGCGGGTTCAGGAGCTTGAAGCCGACTTGGATGACCCGACCACGAGAAAGCAAGCGCTTAAGGACATTGTTCGGCTCAACAGGATGCGTGATCAGCTTCTGAAGGACATTCGCATCACCTTCCCGCAATGGAAGGTGACGGGCGAATAGCTGAAACGAATACTGCCGGAACGGGCGTTGATTGGACCCTCCACCCGAACCGGCAGGCAACCAGCGAGGCAGGCGCTTCCACCTGCCGTCACAAGCAAAGGACACTGTATATGAACAACGCATCTAACGCCACCGAAGTCATGGGGCGCAAGGCTTTCAACTCCTTCCTTTATGACCTCTACGGCTGCAAGGGTAAGAACGATGTGAAATGCGACATCGATGTTGCCTGCGAGGGCGTCTATCGCATTGAGGTCTTCAATTCGCCTGAAGGCTTGATCATCGCGGCGCATGAGTTGGACCGGGTTCACGTCCTCCGACCGTCCGCCGTCATCGGCTCAAGCGACCTTTGGGCGAACACCAATCCGGATGAAGACGAGGAAGCCGACTTCCTTGAGGACGGCGCAACTCCCGCACCGCTGTCAGAGCCAGACTTTATCGACATGACGCCCGAAGATGAGGCTAATATCCATAAGGTCTAGCTTCATCGCCCGCCGACTTCTTCGGCGGGCTTTTTCGTTGCAAGCCTCAGCGAGTCACGCCAAAGAATATCCCATCGTTTAGAGGATATTTTCATGCTGCGTTGGTTGAGAAACTGGTTAGTTCACGCTCTAGGGACACGTTTAGCTGGTAATAATGTGCAAGCCGCCGTGGAAAACATCATGAAGTCCGGTGGTTCCGACGAGATAGTAGAAGAGGTTCTAAGGTCCATCGACCAGAGCGCCGAGTTGAAGTCGGCCATCGACAGTGTTGGAGTCAGAGAAAGTCGAGTGCCCTTCGACAGAGTTACCGTCAGTGTTGCCTCTATCAATTCTATTATGCTTGCCCGGCGTGACCTACTTCTGGAGCCTGACTCTTCTGGTGCTAAGCAACGGCTTGCAGATTCGCAACGCGCATTCCGGTATTCGTTCCTGCTCTTCTCGGAACAGGAGTCTGCTGCCGAGCTAGAGAGGCTCTCTCAGGGAGTGATGTTGATGTTGTCGGGAAAGCCGCGTCCGCCTGGCCTTTATGAGGAGCGAACTAAGCAGGCTGAAGAAGCGGCGGAAACGTGGATGAGGGCGGATATCAGCAAACACGCCTTCATCTGAGTTTAGTGGTCGGTCCGCATCGCTCAGCTCTCACACAATCTTTGAAAGCGCTACGAAAACGTCGACGGGCCTTGTCCTCAGATGCTTTTGAGGTTCTCCAGTTCGGGGAAGCGATGATAACGCATCTGCGGCATTGCGCACGACGGCGCGTTCTCCAAGGTGCTGACCGGCTTGCCCTTCAAGAGGCGGACAGAAGTCGCCGTCCTTCCGACATAGCCACCCATCCGGTTCTTCGAGTTGGCTTTGACGCAAACCGCCTCTAATCCCTGATCATTCAACCTTACAACGTCGGAGATTTCAGCATCACGAACGGAGTAAGGATCTACGAAGTAATCTCTAGCAGCACTTACGATTGCGGCCTTTTCACCAGTCGAAACCGGACGCTGCGAGGCGAAGACCTTGTCCATCTGCTCTTGCGTGACGCAACCTGCCAATGATGCGGCTAACACCACGATACTTATCAGTTTCTTCATGCGACCGTCACCCTAGATTGTATCTATCCCATATGCGATGAAAGTAGTTGGCACAAGATGACGTAGGGCGTGGGCGTGGCAGAGCTGAACGATAAAACTCATCGGAAGAATGACGACTCCCCAGTAATCGCCGAAAACCAATGGTATGTCTTGGCTGTCACAAGCGCAGTTCTCACGGGAGTTGCGATTGTGTTGGCTTTTGTCTGGATCTTTGGCGATGGCTTCGATGGGGAGCCCGACCTAAAGAAAGCTCAAGCGCTGTCGCCATTCGGGGTTGCTCTTTTCGCGGTCGATACGTTTTGCACTGCTGGATGGCGGGGATCAATCAATGCTAGGCAGGCGGATCAGTCTGAACGGGAAGGGCGAGCTAAACTCCTTCAAGAAGGCGCCAAGCTGTTAGGGGAGGACAAAAATCTCTCACACATATCGGCTGGTCTAGCTACTCTAGAGCTACTCGTAGTTGGGTCGGATGATCGTTTGGCAGTTCAGGCCATGAACTTGATAGCGGATTTTCTTCAGCGAGAAATGCCAATAGATCCCGAACGCGAGATCGTTGCGCAGGCGATAGCCTCACTGGATTCTGGCTTCAAAATGGGGCGTAGCGCAAACCGAGACGGTAAATTTGAGACAAGCAATCCCGATTTAAACTGGAAGCTGGTTACGGGACTAAAGGCTCTCACCTACAAAGGAGGAACAGTTACGTTCCTCAATGACGAAAAAGATTTCCTAAGTAGCCAGAATACTCGGTTTCAGGGTGTTTATTTCGAATTTTGTGACGTTAGGCTCGACCTCAGATTTACGCAGTGCATATTCAGGCTCTGTGGGATTTTGGCAGTAACCGGGTTCGGAGTTACTTCAAAGTTTCGAAAGCACAAGTTCGACGACTGCGATTTTAGCAGTTGCATTTTCGACCGTGACTTCCAGTTTGATCTGCGAGACGGTGACAACTACTATCGCCGAAAGTCGCCACCGCAGATAAAAGACTATGAGCACGGAGTTGTCGACTGGCTTGGGCGCTTGAACGACCATCATTCGATCTTGGCAAATGAGGACGCCTAGATTCATCCACGGACAACGAGCGTGTCTTCAGAACGATCACAAAATATGAGTTGATCGGAGCCTCGAAATCAGGCAGAACACAATCACGTTCGTTGCAAAGTGATGAGCACTACAAAGTTACAAACGGTCGGAAATACGTGTTGAAATTCAAAGATCTAGTCGATTTCGAATCTCTCCACTCCGACCAACGCCTTCAAAAGAGCGTCGCGCTCAGCAATTGCCGAAGCGTCACGCTAGCAAAAGTCGGATGTTTCAGTTCATGACGGCCAAGATTTATCGTCCCGCAAAAACTGCAATGCAATCTGGCAAAGCCAAGACGCATCTCTGGCTCCTTGAATTCGATCAGGAAGAGCCGCGCAGGATAGATCCGATCCTTGGTTATACTTCTTCCGGCGACATGAAGCAGCAAGTCCGCCTGACATTTGAAAGTCAGGAACTTGCCGAAGCCTACGCCAAGCGCGAAGGCATCGAGTACCGCGTCGTCCAGCCGAAGGAACCCGCGCGTCAAGCCGCTTCCTACACGGACAATTTCCGCTTCAACCGCTCGCAGCCCTGGACGCACTGACATCTCGTCGGCGTTCTGTTAAAAGCGTCTTAGCAGGCCCCTTAGCTCAGCTGGATAGAGCACCTGCCTTCTAAGCAGGTGGTCGCAGGTTCGAATCCTGCAGGGGTCGCCACTCAACTTCCCTTCACGTTCATTGGTTAACATTTGGTATCGATATGTTGCGATGCAGCAACATCGGTCGTTCACGTCTTCGGGAGACCGATCGTGACCGCCGAATCGCATTTCAGCCGCAAAATTGATCCGAAGCTGCCGCATTACGAGGTATATTCGCGGCTGTCAGTTCCGTTGCATCGGCAGTGGAAGGCATAAGGCGAGACACGGTCCTTCGGGTCGGACGAACTCGCCTCCAACGCATTGAACGGGTTTTCCAGGCGACCTCGCGGTCGCTTGCGCCTCAACATTGTCTTGAGCCTTCGAGTGGGGATCAAATGAACAGAAATCTATTGGCCGGCGGCGCCGTAATGTTTGCGGCTGTCGTGGTGGCCGGCCCGTTTTCGGCGTCCAGCGTCCATGCGGCGGATAGGCCGCTGATCTGGCAGCCTGTCAAGAATTCGGAGAGAAGCTACTCCGTCAAGCTGGGTTTCAAGCTGCCCAATGAACTCGAGCCTGAAGCCGGCTTCAATATTGGTGTCGATGCGAACAAGGACGGTTCGATGAACACGCCGCTTCGCCTCTGGGGCAGCATGAAGATGAAGTCCATCCAGAGGCCGGCTTACGAGCTTGATCGCAAGATTGCGGTCGATTACGACGGAGCCGCCGAAACTGCAGCCGTCAGCATGAATTACCACGAGAAGCAGATCGTCACATCGACGATCGATGTCGAACGCAATGCGAGCTATGTCATGCGCTATAACGGCCTCACGCAGGACTGGAGCGGCCTGGACGCCAACCAGAGTGTCAGGCTGTCGCAGTCGAGTACCGGCACTGCCATCGTCGTCCGCGCGACTGCGGCCGATACGTTCCGCATTGCCGGCGCAGGCATGGGCCTTGAGCAGAAGGTGGGAGAGAGCCTGACAGTAAGCGGCACCGTCGATCGCTATTCCGACGCGACGTCAGCGGTGACCAGTGTCAACGCCCGCTATTCATTCCAGTGGTGA